CATACTCGAAGCCAAGGTTAGCTATCTCTTCACCAACTACCTGCTGAAACAACTTAGACAATACATCAGTAGCTATCTCATTGTTAAGTGGATTCTCTTTAGCAATCTTCTGGAACAGGTCACGGTACGCTTCCTTGTTAGCTGTAGTCATGCTGTTGTTACCCGCATAGAACAAAGCTTCTAGTTCAGATGGGCTAAGAGTTTTCTCATACGTATTCATAGCATAGTCTAGCGTCTGCTTGATCTTACGTACATCTTTAGTGAATATCTTATCAGGGCAACGGATACCCTTGTGATTATCATAGAACTCTTTGTCCATAAGTGTACGGATAAGTGCTAGTTCCATCATGTTGTGTCTCCTCTAAGACAGTGGTTAGGCGTACTCTTTCTTCTTCGTGTACTGCCTATCCTGTATTTCCTTCTGTAAGTATGCGATCTCACACTGGATCAACTTACGCTCATAAGCTTCTAGCTTCGGGTGCTGTAACTTAGCTTCCCATTCTTTTAGTTCTACTTGTAGCTCTTTCATTTCACATCTCCTTGTGACCAGTAGTCCCAGCTTTCTATATGCCCACCGTCATACACAGCGTCAAGTACATTGTCAAACTTTTTGTTATTGATGTACATGCGACACGCTTCTAGTACTTCGTCAACAGATAGGTCAACGTAGACATAACCAAGCGGTACACGGGTATCAACTATTGCTGTTTTGGGCGGGTTGGAATCTTGCATAGAATGCTCCTTCAGGTGACTTAAGTGCAGCCATAATATCTAGTAGCTGCTGGTATGTTATAGATATAATCTCGTGTCTGTTTAACTCTTCGATGAACTGTCGAAGAAATACTATCCCATCATCAGCTATGATAACTTCGATGTCTTCACATGTATCCGACTCATCTAATGACTTGATGATAGCTGCGTCAGGCTCAAACTCTACAGTGTACATTACTCTTCCTCCAAGCAGAAACCACAGAAGTCATCTTGCGCTGGGCCTCCACAAGATACACACTTGTTTGTGTCATCCGTACCAAACTCATACTCTGTAAGCTCGTCTGTCTCATACTTTATGTGATCTTGTATAAAGTCATACACTATCTGCAAGTCTAGCTTCGCTGCTGCACAGTACAGCACTAGCTTAAGTCCTTCTTCCTGCAGCAACTTAGCACAGTTGCCATCCAAGTGGAACTGATATGTGGCACTGCCATCCTCGTGTTCCTCTACTTGTTCTACTCCAATTACTCCAGTCATTCTTCATACATCCTTAATGCTTCCCATGATACAGGGTATAGTTCTGACATTACATCTTCGATCTTCTCAGCTACGATACGTGTCTCAGCCTGGGTGTCTTCCTTCAGGCGTAGTCCACACATCTTAGCGAAAGCATACAGTGTACCTGACCAGTACCATTCTGTCATCATAGACTGTGGTAAATGCATACGTGCTTGTTCAGGTGATACACCTTCGTCTAGTTGCTGATTGTAAAGCATTAGAGCTTTTGTATTGTAGTAGAATACATTCGCATTACTCTTTACTTCACCTTCGCTGCCTTGCTTTTTATCAGCACTACGTCCACGCCATACATCAGGTACATAAAACTCTGGTTCACTATCCACGTAGCGTCTACTGATCTCGTTCCACGGCATGTACTCATGCTTAACTAACTGACGTGCTACAAACACTGGAGCTTTGACATGGAAGGTAGTGAACGTGTGGTTAAACGGTGACTTGTGCTTATGCTTTGCAAGGTACTTGATCAGTCGATCATCCTTGTGTTGCAGTACCTTAGCTTCACCATTGTGTACACGTGGCATGTAGTCTGACTTCTTACCAAAGCTAACACGTGCAGCATTAACTACAGATAAGTCATCACCCATGTGATCTACGTAAGTTACTTCTATCATACCATCTCCTTAAGTTTCATTATATCAGACTCTACCTTATACTTTAGGTCATCGTCAAGTCTTAATGCTCTTGTGTCTAACCCTGTCCACGACTCTATCTCTCGCTTGTATGCCAAGGTCTTGTGTGCAGCATCAGGGTCTAACGCTACAATTACCTTATAATAATCCTCTAAATGTTTCATCATTGTAACATTAAGTGATGTACCAAGGATAGCTAGACCTGTCAAACCTGGCACAAGTTTAGCTGCTGACACTGCACTAATGACATCCTCTACCAGAATAACTACACCATTGGGCTTACCTATAGTACGTTTGTATACATCAGCTACCCCACTGTATCTGTACCACTTTGGTATAGCTCCATCTAACGCACGTCCAACAGCATCAATAAGCCTACCATCATGTCGTATTGGGAACACAGTGCGTCGATCTTTGACATCATACATCAAGTATTCATACTCTAAGTCCCAGCGCCTGACAAACTTAGTGTGTAGTGTATGCTCTGCGCTGGGTGACACTACATGTTCAGGCCACGTAAGCAATTCATGTTCCTCTTTCTGTTTCTGTTGTGGGCGTAACCTACCCATGATCTCCTCTGCTGTCATGCCTGTACTGGTTGCACCTTTGATGCGACAGTCAAGCTTGTAGCAGTTGTATAACACAGTGCCATCCTCTTTGGTAGCAGTGAATGTGTTCTTACCACCACACCAAGGACAGGTAGCACGGTATTGCATTCCTTCTTTTATATCAAGACCTTCTACGTATTTCTTAACGTTCTGCATTAAGTCTTACCTCTCTTAGCTAGTGCAGTCTTAGCACCAGTGTACGTGTTTACCATGTAAGGTCTTACTGAGTCAGGGCTACGATGTCCACTGACTTGCATGATGTGAGCTAGGTCAGCACCACCCTCTACCATCTCAGTGATAGCAGTGCGGCGTAAGTCCATAGCAGTGATATTCTTTGGTAGTCCTGCAGCATCCTTGACTTCGTTGATAGCACCATCAATCTGATCTACTGGGTAAGGCACATAAGCTCCTGCTACAGGCGTGGTCTTGGGTGCTACGTAGGGTTGGAACCCAAAGTCATCTTTCTGCTGCTGTAGCATACCTGTCAGCGCCTCTGAGATAGGCAAATGAACGTCTGCTCCACGCTTACTTTGTGTTAGGTCTATGCGCTGGGCATCTAAGTCTACCTTATCCCAAGTCAGGACACGCATATCACCTACACGTTGAGCTAGATCGTAAGACATATGCACGATTAATCCAATGCTGCGCCACTTAAAGTCAGAGTATGCAGTGTCAAGGAACTGATAGACTTGATCACGTGTCCACTTAACCTTGCGTGGCTGATCAGATTCCGTCTTGATAAGTCTGACAGGATCGTTGTCTATAATGTCTAGTCTCATGCAATGCTTCCACGCTGTACTCAGCGCAGCCTTGCGGTAGTTTGCTGTACGTATGCCAACTTGTAGCCAAGCCTGGTATGCTTGATTAGTGTGTCGAGCCTTAAGTGAACTAGCTTGGTAGTCCTCTAGGCGTTTACCTTCTACACGTGTAGCTAATACGTAACCTAAGTGTGTCTCGTATTGCTTCTGTGTTGTGCCTGATAGTCTGGCAAAGTGTGAACTGTTAAGGTAGAACTTTACTAGCTCTCCAACCTTAGCTCTTCTGTTTGGCATACGCATCTTACCATTTCCTCCTCGTCTTCCAGTAGACCCAACATTCTAGACAATGCCCTTTACCTAAGAACAAGTCAATCAAGAATACTATGTTAGGCTTACCGTCTTTTCTCCATTGGTGGTTTCTTGCGCTGAACGTTTGATTGTTGCTTCCTCCTAGTATCACGTTCACTGTCACGCTTATCGCTGTCGCTACTCTCTTGATGTATCTTCCCAATCCAGTGCGTGGATTCATCATGCGGATCATCGTCTTCTGCTTCATGTGTCAATCGAATGCTCCTATATAAACTAAGAAGATATACAAGAAAGGTGCTAGGATATAAAGGGATATACCCCAGCGCAGTACTTCCTCAAAACATAGGATAATAAACTTCACCATTGTCCATAGCTTTCTTAACATGTTCTAGTTCAGCACGTAGGTGTGATGTATCATCATACTCACCCATCCAATCAGCATCATCAATCTGTTGTTGCAGTTCGTTGTGATAACGATGGATATTCTTTAGGTGTTCGACATTAAACTTAGGCATTGACCTGCTCCACTTCTACATAAAACTTTTTAGATTTAGTTGCTAGGTTGTATGCTTCTGCTCTGTTACCTGTGTTGTACCAACAGATAAGTTTACCATCAGTGTCAAAGAATTGTACTCTGTAAGTCATAGCTGTGTCTCCTTTTGCATGTACTTGATGACTATCTTTTTGTTGCGGGATATGATGACAACCTTACCGTCATCATCATACCCTGTGTATTTACCTTTATGCTGCATTATGTTCATCGACTAACACGTAGCGTGTATAGCTTTGGTTCTTTGTAGGATGCAAAGCTTTAACACTTTGGATGTTGTAACCTAGCTTGCGTAGTTCACTGATACGCTTTGTGAAAGACTGTATATCGTATTCGTTCATAGCTTGCTTAAGCGTAAGGTGCTTTGCTTTGCGTAGGTGGTTTAAGATAATGTCGTGTTGTTTAGTAGTAGCCATGATGTGTCTCCTTTCTGGCTGTGTGTGTCACCTGCTTATCAGGTTGTTACATTACTGTCAAAACTTTTTTTATGCTAACTCATCCTCCTTTACATTAGCTTCGAATACTGCTCGTGCAAACCCTCGTGGTGTAGCACTGCGTATGTCTTTCGTGCGCTGGGATTTACCGCCCAACTTTAGGTGTTGCTGACTGTATCCATCAGGCTTTTGTGTCGGACGTTTGGGTGGCATAGTAAAGCCTCCACCTGTCCATAGGCATGTCTTCTTAGTGTAGCGATCCTTGGGTGCTATGTAGTCAGGCCACCGTGGATGTTCTGCCTCTGCGTCAGGGATGTACTCGCCATACTCATATGGGTGGAACGAGTAGTTAGGCTTACGCCACAGCGTAGCTAGTCGAGACACAGGGTTCTCTATGAAGTATGGAATGTCCAGTGCCTCAAAGAGTGATGCGCACCATCGTGCATGATTGCTAGCACGTATCTGAAACTCAGGATCAGCCCTACGTTTACGCTCGAAGTGTGCCGCACCTGATACAGCTAGGTCAGTACAGACAGGGAATGCCATGCCGAACACTACATCTCTGCCTGTGAATGTACTTTGCAGTGATGCAATCACATCAATGTTATGTAGATCAGTATGAACATAGCGGATCATACCACCACCATCATAGTGTGTAATACTTAGCGTGTCTGGATCATGTTGTATATCAAAGGCATAGCAAGTATAACCTGCCTCTGCCCAAGGCTTTAGTGCCTCGCCTGTGAAGTCATACAGTGATAGTACGATACCTTTATTCATTGTTAGTCTCCTCTACTTCAGACCACACTTTATCTGCGCCTGATGCTGTCCATAGTTTATCATATGTTTCTTTTCCTGATGTAGACATACGATCATAGTCGAAACCTAGCTCAAAGATTAGTTCTAACACTTCATCCTTGTTCATTTGCTTAACCTTTCTTTTGCGGCATCACCTGCCTGTTTAATCTTAATTAGTTTCTGCATGTCGTTTGGCAGATATACACCATAGATATTTATTATCTTTCTCTTGTCACGCTCTCTTGCATCAGTGTCTATAATTGTTTGACCAGTGTGATCTAATAGCAACACGTGACCATCAACACGTATGACATAGGACAGCGCACCTTCGTTATGCTTGGCAAGCTTTGCTCGTATGCTTCCGACAGTGGTGCGCCCACGTATGACACGCAGTTTGCTTTTCACGCTGCGAAATGACCAAAGCTTGCGGATCGCTCTCTGTAGATCACCCCACGTGTGCAAGTAACGTGTTTCATCTTTAACGCCTAGCGCATTAGCGACAGCCATAGCGCACATGTTTTGATTGGGGTTCTCTCTATTGTTACTTGTAAGCTTTAACAATTGTCTATCCATTGTGTCCTGCCTCCTACGATACCCTGTTTGCGTATATGTAATAGCATTTTACTTCGTTACCTTTATAACCATCAACAAACGCTATGTGTTTCCCATTAAGCTTTATCTCAACTGTAAAACCATCGCTTTCTAGCAGCGTCTTTGCCATGTTTAACGCTTTCTTGCGTGAAGTATAAAAGTGTACTGGACGCTGTCCTGCCTCATTGATTGTCCAAACTTGTTTCATTGTCTCTACTCCTGTTTCATAAGAATACGTTTAACGTCTGCTTTAGTGCGTCCCGATAGAGCACATATTTCATGTATTGTTGCGTTCCAATGCGTATCAAAATATTCACGCACCATTTCATCTGTCCAACGTTTCATTTTATTGTGCCTCGCTCTTGTTTATTTCTAGATATGTAAGAATTGCTACATGCTCTTGCGCATCTTCTAATGTTTCATAGCATGTTTTTGCTAATCCGTTGACATACAAGCGATACATGTATGCACTACCACGTTTTGGTTTTAGCGGTTTAATCTCAAAGCTTTTCATTGTCTCTACTCCTACTTAGTCGTTTTTACTTGGTGCTGTTCTGGTGCTGTGGGGTTTACTTCTAAACGCAAACCACCAAGGCAATCACGAACTGTTATTGTGCCTAATTGTTTTGATAGTTTTATCGCTTGCTGTTTCGCTTCACGCATAGAGTAAACTATGTCTAAAGCTTGCCCACGATCAAAACCACGATATAGATAAAATGAACGCATTGTTATTACTCCTATTAGTGTAATGGGTATGAAATGTTTGACACGTCTTTTGACCAACATGCACGACAATCACCGCAATGTCCAAA